ATATTCCATCTGCACTGGATCACCGAATACGTTTTCTGAACTTTCATATTCAACTCTTACTGCACCTTGGTCAGTGTCTTCTGTAACTCGAACCACGGAACCATCGTCAAGTGTCTTTTGGTGAATAGATTGTCTTTCACCTGTTGCGAATCTTTTTGTAACATCATCACCCTCTGCAATAACTTTGTTAACTAGTGAATCAAACCATTCTGGTTTACCTTCAACAGGAGCTGTTTTAATTACTGGAACTTTAGAAACTGTTTTACCAATCTTAACTGGTTTTAAAATTTTACCGACGATAGGTATGGACGCGAGACCACCTAATATTTTTAAGAAAGTTCTTCTGGTCATACTACCTTCTTTAAACCCTGCACGTCCACCTTGTGCAAATTTATCTGAGTCGTCTAATCCATCAAGTGCTTCATCGTAGAGATCCATTTGTTGTTTTTGATCTAAATCATAAAAGTCTTTACCAAATTTTTTTTCTGCTAAATCATCTGCAACAAGTTGTGCATTATATTTTCTATCTCCTTTTACAAATCCTGGTGAAGCATTGTCGACTGCATCTTTAACCATTTTTCTATTTCTTATTCTTTGAGCAGCTTGTTTGTTTTCTTCACCTAATCTTTTTGCAATTTGTGCTTCTGTTTCTTGTGCCTGAGCATTTCTTATAAAAGCATCGGTGTTTATTTTTTTACCTGGTTGTGTGCCACCTATAATAGGTTTACTAGGATCTAACTCTTCACCTGCTACGTTAAACACTTTTGCAGTTTGTGTAGATTTGATTCCTTGTTGCACGTTTCTTGGTGCTTCTATCTGATTGATAGCGTTTTCTACCTGGTTAGCATTCTTAAATGCGTTTGGATCAAAACCATTACGCATCAATCTTTCTGCAGTCATGGCCACATTAAAGTCAACTAGATCTCTTTTAGGTAAAGTTCGCATGACTCCGGTTTGATCCTTCATCATCGTTCTTAATACCCATTGTCTAATAGCTGTCAGCATTAATAATAATTCCTTTTACGTTGTTCGACTTTTTCGTCGATATAATCTTCAGGGTGACCGATCAGACCGCCCTGTCTGAATCGCATGATCGCTTGAGTTGTAGAATCAACCAAGTCGTCATGATCCCCAAACGGAAACGCAGCACACTCTTCAATGACTTCTTCTGCAAATTTCTGCTCAGGTGCCCATACAATACCAGATTCAAACAAAGGTGCAACAGCATTTACACGGGCATGCTTATCGTTGCCTTTCGATGGTGTGAAGTTAACAACTGGTATATCCATCTTCCTTAACTCGTATGTAAGAGGTAAACCTGATGCTTTTGCCTCCACAATAACTGTTTCTGGATTCCAATATTTATATTGTTCAAGAGCCAATCTCCTAAGTTCTGGAAACTCGTACCTGCCTTTTATTGCATCTAACAATATTAAATTAGCTCCTTCATCCTCACTAGGATAGAATATACCCCATGTGGTGATAGCGCTGTAATCAGCTGTCTCCTTTTTTAAAAAAGCTGTATCGTAGGATTGTATGACATGATGTAGTTGTGGGATAGTTTCTGATGTATACGTTCGCCACCATTCTCGTTTTAATATTGCTCCTTCTTCTGAAGTTGGTTGTTGCATCCACTGCGCGTTCCATTTAGCAACGGGTAGTGTTGCTTTTACCTTTTCTAATTCATCTTGCTTCCAATATTCAGGCCATACTGGTCCGTGGTCCATGAGCGCTGGAAATTCGACAACGTGCCATTGGTCAGCTTTTACTTCGCTTTGGTTCTTGACCAACATACCTGTTAAATCTTTTGTCGACCATCTTGTCATGACCAACACAATCTTACCACCAGGTTGCAAACGTTGTCGTGGACCTGATGTATACCACTCGTATGCTGACTCTAATGCTTTACTTGACATTGCATCTTGTTCCGAATGTGGATCATCAATGATTAGTAGATCTGCACCACGTCCTGTGATCGCACCACCAACACCAGCTGCGAAGTATTCACCACCTTGTGATGTCTCCCAACGTC